CCATTGACCATCCTATCCCATACGATTGCTACATTAATGGTGTTGGGTTTATTGATGTAAAGACTACAAAGAAACCAAATGGGATGCTATTGATAGTAACTTGGAAGCATCGTGCAATACCTTCCTACTACGCTTTGATGGTGGGAGAATTCCCTAACTATGAGTTTAAGGGATACTTCCAAGGGTCAGAAGTTTTTAAACCTGAGAACCTTGTTAACTTGGGTCATGGAGATACCTATGGAATATCACAGGACAGATTAAAGATGGAATTATGAGAGACATAACCTATCATCTTGAGAACGGAATTGAGTACCTTGTTTATGACCTAAGCATTGAGGATATTGAAGAACGCAGAGCAAAGGCGGTCACCTATCGTTCAGGTAAATGCGTTTGCAATTTTATGGGATATCCTCCCAATAAAATCAGCGACTTGAGGCAGGTTGGTCGCAAAGTTATAAGCAGGATTGATGGCAAAACCTATGCGGTCCGAGTGAAGAAAAAAGCGGAAGATGTTAAATAAAATATTATATTTGGAGTACTTGATAGGGGAACATCAGGTACAAGAAAAACTTATTAATGCCTTAGAAAGGTTCGGAGGTTTGCAAGAGCAGACCTGTTCCCCCCGAATCTTTTTAAGGTATTTTTTATTATGAATACTGGACAAATAGTAAAGAGCAAGTCAACCGAAAGGTTTACAACTTTACCAAATGAGTTGATAAAGTCCAAGTCTCTGTCTCTTGATGAAAAAGGTCTTTTGAGTTATTTATTATCACTTCCTTCAGATTGGGTCATTTACAAAAAGAATCTGTACAATAATCTTCCCGATAAACCAGGTAGCATAGATAGGGCATTTAAAGGGTTGCAGTCTAAGGGTTATATTTTATCAATTAAGATGCATGACCAAACCACAGGAAGGTTTGTAGGTTGGAATCATATTGTCTATGACATACCTGCCGAAAGTGAAACTATCCGAGTTCGGGAAAACCCGACTTCGGAAATTACCGACCTCGGTGAAAGTGCCATTATACAAAAGACTAATTCCATACAAAAGAAAGATTTAATACAAATAAAAGAATTAGAGTTCATTTCTGATGATTGGGAAAATATTTGGAAAGGTTGGATGGAATATAAAAAGGTTGAGCATGGTAACAAGTTCAAGTCTGCCAAGACTGAACAGACTGCCATAAACAACTTGGTAGAACTTTCAAGCGGTGATTTAGAAACTGCGAAAAAAGTTATCAATCAAAGTATTTCAAATAACTATAAAGGATTATTCAAACTTAAAGAAACCAAAAATGGAACAAGCACTAAGTCAAACTTTGACATCTATAATGAAAAACGAAACGAAATCCATGACTACTTCTCCGAGATTGACAGACTCAGAGCAACTGGACTTGGAACGCTTTAAACTTGCAAGGTCATCTGAAAAGTTAAACACTGTCAGCATTGCTCTTGTAGTTGATGAACTTATTAGGGGAATGCATAAACTTGGCATTAAGGGAGATAAGATACCCAACAAAGAGGAACTATCTGTAATGTATAAGTCAATCGTTGAAGAATACCCTAACATCAAGTTCGGTGAGTTATCCCTTGCTTTTGATTTAGCAAGTAAAGGTAAGTTAGATATGGAAGCAGAAACCTATCAGAACTTTTCAGTCTTGTATCTGCATAGACTACTCAGGTCATTTGCAAGGTATGGGATGCAGAAACTAAATGAGATAAAACCAGTGGAAGAAAGCAAATGGCAACCAAGATTTATAACGGATGATGAAAAGATAGAAACTGCTTTTGATTGCTTTAAAAAGTTTAGGATTTGGGATAGCATCGTATTCGGTGTGGATGTCTTCCATATCCTTCACAAGCAAGGCAAAATCATTGTAGAGGTTGAAGATACCTATGACAAGGTCCTAAAGGCAATGAATGAGAAGATGTTTGAAGGTTCAAGGCAGGACAAGATAGACATCAAGAACAAAATGAAGGATGATGACTACATGGAGCATCAATGCTATCGGATGGCGGTTGCTGATTATTTCACTAAACTCATAAACAGAGGATAATGGACTTGACCGCAGGAATGATAACAAAGTTTGCACTTATCAAGTTGGAATCCAAAGGGTATTACGTTTGGAGGAATAACAATCTGTCTGTACCTGGCAGGAAGTTCATTGGTGAAAGAGGTGTGGCAGATATCACAGGATTCTGCAAGTTAACAGGCAAGGCGGTGTATTGTGAGGTTAAAACTATTAAGGATAAACTTAGCGACTTTCAGATAGTTTTTCTCAATAGGGCAAAGAATGCAGGTGCTTTGTGTTACCTTGCAACTGATAACAAGGGCATCCCTGAACTGAACGAATGGGTCTGACAAAAAACGATATCATCGCAGGTCTATACACTGACAAGGATATAGACAATGCAATCAAGAAAATGCAACCTTTTGAGTTGCAAGATGACTTGAGGCAGGAGATGTTTATGGTACTTTGTGAGATGGATGAAGAGAAATTTATGACATACCATAAAGGTGGGTTCTTGAAGTTCTACTTGGTCCGCACTATGCTGACAATGATAAAGTCTGATAGGTCAACATTCTTCAATAAGTTCCGCAAGGTGTTCACCGAATGGACCGAGAAGCACGATGCACCTGATGTAAGTGATACAATCCAAACAGATGAGATAACTGTAAAACTGAATAACTCTTTAAAAATTCTGCATTGGTACGAACTTGAAATCCTTAGACTATACTCTGAGAATGGGCAGAACATAATGTCCCTTTCACGGGACACTGGCATCCCTTATCGTTCCCTTATGAAGACAATTAAGAAAACCAAGACACTTTTAAAATATAAAATTAAAAACCATGTTACTCCTTAAAATTGTAATCGCATCACTTTTCTTTGTGTTCTACTTTATTGATATGGCAAGACTTCCTGAGAAGTGGAAAATCAATTTTAAACCATTTAACTGCAATCTTTGCCTCAGTGTATATGTTGCCATCATATTGTACTTCGTGCCTGTAATGGTCCTTAATTGCGTTTTGGTGGCATTCGTTGCAGGAGTATCTGCTCCGCTATTTAGAAACCTAATGAACAATATATTTTTTAAAAAGCAATGATTTAAAATGCGTATAAGTGCGTAGTTGATTATGAACCAATTTAATCAACTTTACAAAAAACAAATAACATGAATCAGACAGGAACAACAACAATCTCTTGGAAACCATCAGTAGAAGTAAGGCAGAAACCAATGAGTGCGGTTATGCAATTATTAAACTTTATTTTGGTTGAAAGCAGGCAAGAAGATGGTTCAATCAAATTTCATGGTCATGAGGATTTCAGCAGATTTCTTCAGATTGAAAAGGAGAATTTGAAAGATGCTCATTTAGATGGTCAATCATTAATTGATTATAAGAATGAATATGCTGAAGCGTATTACAATGAAACATTCAACGAAACCTATAACAAATAAAATATGGAACAACAAACTAAAATTGATGTAGCTATTCAAGAGATTAAATATAAGATTGAAATAGCTGAAAGGGAATATGAATCTGCTGTCACTAAGATTAATACTCTTAGAGATATACTTGATAATCTTGATAAGATTAAACGAAACGAAAAATTGAAATAAACTATGGAACAACAAACGGCAGTCGGATGGATTGAAGATAACATACAATCCGATATGACTTTTATGGAAATTATGGGATTGATAAGACAAGCAAAAGCAATGGAGAAAGAGCAAATAATAGATGCTGCTACATGGGGAGCATTGGCAGAAACAGGAGAGCAGTATTACAATGAAAAGTATAACAAATAAAACAATGGCACAACAAACAGCAGTTGAATGGTTATACAGATGGTACAATGATAATCAAGAAGCAACAATAAAGGAATGCATTATAGCATTTGAACAAGCAAAAGCAATGGAGAAAGAACAGATAATGCAAAGTTATAATGACGGCAAAAGTGCTATTATTCATATTGAACAAAACAAATCTCTTGAAACATACTACAACGAAACCTATAACAAATAACATGGCACAATATAGAAAAAAACCAGTAGTAATTGATGCGGTGCAGTATGATGGGAACTTTAGATGCTTAGACATTTTCAGTATTCATGAAGTCGGTAACTTTAAACTTGGAAAAGAAGAAGATGATTCTCCATACCTACTAATACCTACATTGGAAGGAGATATGAAATGCTCTAAAGGAGACTATGTTATCAGGGGAATTAAAGGAGAATACTATCCTTGTAAGCCTGATATATTTGAAGCAACATACGAAAAAATATAAACTATGGCACTAACAATCGCAACAATCTCACTATGCTTATTCATCGTATTGATACAACACCTGTTTAATTGGTATATTAGGAAACTTAATGATATAATGGGAGAGCACGGAGGTGGATTAATTATAGCATCAAGTGTATTAGTATTGGGTATAACCTATGTTCTATTTAGACTTCTATTAGAAATAAATAAATAATTAGGCAAAGTAAAAGTCATATATTCATATAAATAGAAAAACTATAAACTATGGCACAACAAACAGCAGTAGAATGGTTATTTATGACATTAGCACTTAGTCCAATGACAGATTGGTATAATGTTTTTGAACAAGCAAAAGCAATGGAGAAAGAGCAGCGTGGGTATAGTAAAGAAGATGTATTAAAAGCGGGAGAAATTGGAGAAATAAATCATCACGACTATAAACATATTGTATCATTATTAGATAAAGCAAGAGAAATAAATAACAAATAACATGGTACAACAAACGGCAGTTGAATGGTTGCAATATTTACACAAAGAAGGCATCCTTATTAAAAAGTCTTTTGAGATAGCAAAAGAAATGGAAAAAGACCAAATGCATAAATGTGCATCATTTTGGAGAGGCAAGGAGAATGAAATTGAAAAACCTATGTTTGATTTATACTACAACGAAACATATAGCAAATGACAAAGGAAGACGAAAAGTTTATTCAGGACAACATCTACAACTTTGAATGCGTAAAAATTGGGTTCATGAAGAATCTACCCTTGCATATCTTGGTAGGATATGAGCAGATTTATAAAAGATATCTTGACCCTGGTTTCATTCTGACAAGTTGGTGTTCTAACTGCGTGGCAGATATGATGAAAAGACTTTCAAGGTATTGGGATGAATACCAAGAAAAGAAGGTCCTTGATGCAGAAGTTGTACAAGAACCTGTACAAGAACCAAAGAAAAAAGGAAGACCATTTAAAAATAAGCAATGAGAATCATCACAGTCGGTCAACGTAACTCAGGTGTCTCTTTTCATAGGTTGTTCAATCCCGTAATCTATCTGCCAAAAGAATATGCAATGATGACAGATGTACTTACCGAGGAAGAACTTGACAAAGGGTATGACATTCTTTTCATCAATCGGTATATGGCAGGAATGGAGGTTGATGAGGTTGTAAGGTTACGAGAGAAGTACGGATTCAAGTTGGTCGTAGATGTGGATGATTATTGGCATCTTGACCCTTGGCATATCCTTTACGGCAAATATCCAACGCAAAAGGTCATTGACCATATTAAGGTAGCAGACTTGGTTACTTGCTCTAACAATGATTTAGCGGTCCACATTGATGAACTTAATCCTAATTGGATAGTAATACCAAACGCATTGCCTTATGGAGAAGACCAGTTTACGGATGTCAAGACTGAATCCGAAAAGGTCCGCTTTGTTTATGCAGGTTCAGTTACACACGAGAAGGATATTGCAATCCTAAAGAATCCAATGAAAAGGGTGGCAGGAGATTCAATGGTAAAGAATAACACAAACTTTATCCTTTGCGGTTACTCAGAGGACAAGGAAGTAGTTAACGCTTGGGGCAGAATGATTAATGACTATATGTGCGGTTTTAAGGTTAATGGTTACATACGCGGTGCGTTACCAGTGGACCAATATATGAACTTTTATAATGAAGCAGATGCTTGTCTTGTTCCTTTGGTAGATTCTAAGTTCAACTCAATGAAATCTAACCTCAAGGTCCTTGAGGCAGCAACAAAGAATGCACCAGTCATCTGCTCAAATGTGAAACCATATTCAGAGTGTAAGCATATCATCCGAGTGAATAATCAAGCGGATTGGTTCACAAATATTAAAAAAGTTGTCAAAGATGCTATATATAGGCAAGAGATGGGTCTTGCTAATGGGGAATGGTGTAGGGAGAACTTTGATCTTATCAAAGTAAACAACCTAAGAAAGCAGGTTTTTGAATCACTTAAATAAAAAACAATTCAAATGAAAGCACAATTGACCTTTGACCTTGATGATTACGATGATAAGATAGAGCATTTAAGATGTGTTAAAGCAAGAGATTTGTGTAGTGCAGTTTGGGAATTTATGAACAATACAAAAGGTAAGTTGACAGAAAATGTATTGAATCAAAATCTTGATATAGAAGATGCAATCAATTTTGTTTACCAACACTTTTGGGAGATATTAGACCAAAGGAATATTGATATAGATAAACTAAATGACTAAGTATGCCAGTAATTAAATGTGAATCTAACGGGAAATGGAGAATAGGAAACGGTCAGTGCATCTATGATACAAAAGAGAAGGCGACTGAGGTATGGACCGCAATCCTTGCAGGGGGTAAATATGCAGATAAGAAACCAAAGGAAAAGAACACAAAAACCAAACGCAATGGATAAGGTACTTATCGCAATGGCAGTGCATGACACTGAAGAGAACAAAAGGTCAGAACTAACCGCGGAAGTTATTCAGAAATTGTATTCTCAGTATGTTATAGATGAGCATGAGGTTTGGGTTATAGATAATAACTCTTGTCAGCAAACAAAGGATGTCCTCAAATTATGGGCAATGGGTGGATACATCAATCTTATCACCAATGAGCAGAACATAGGAACTGCTGAAGCGATTAATCTTGCTTGGAAGCATCGCAAACCAGGTCAGCATTGCATAAAGATGGACAATGATGTAATCATAGACAATGTTGATTGGGTAAAACAAATGGTGGAAGCAATAGAACGTGAACCAAAGATTGGAATTGTTGGACTGAAGCGTAAAGATTGTTGGGAAGAACCGAATCACGCACTACCTGATTGGAGAAGCGAATTGATAATGCTACCACACTTCGCAGGTCAGAGATGGATCATAGTTGAAAAGTGCCATCACATCATAGGTACTTGTCAGATGTACTCCTCCGCTTTGCTTGACAAAATAGGGTATCTTTGCCAACCTAACCTATACGGGTATGATGATGTCCTTGCATCTCATAGGTCAACAGTTGCAGGAATGTGGATTGTGTTATTGCCTCACATTGATATAGACCACATTGATAAAGGTGAAACGGAATATCAAACGTGGAAGGAGATGCATAGTGCAGTTGTAACCCAACAGGTAATCAAGATGACACACGAATACTATCACGGCACAAGACCAATATACTACAATCCTTTTCAATGAAAGTAATTGTATCACTTGACAATCCGAATCACGCAGGTTGGTTGAAGTTTGAAGAATCACTCAAGCAACACGGATGGTCCTATCATCCAATCGTAAGAGAGTGGAAAGGGTTTGGCACTAAGATTATAGGACTTTATGAGTACCTATGCTCAACTGATATAGATGAGTTCATCTACTTGGATGCTTATGATAATTACTGCATCGCAAGTCCGCATGAGTTCAAGTTTAAAAAGAAGGACTACCCAATGATAGTATCAAGTGAAAAAGGATGCTATCCCGATACGCATAAGATGGGAATGTTCCCTGTGGTGGACCATGAATGGAAGTTCTTAAATAGTGGGCAGATTTACGGAAACAAAAAGGACTTCATTGAAATCTACAACACCAATCCTCCGAGGTTTGAGGATGATGACCAAAGATGGTACACTGAACGATTCCTTGCTATGCCTGACAAGATAGGACTTGATTATTGCAATATCTTCCAATCCGTAGCGTTTGAGGTGGAAGGTGACTTTACCCTAACTTACAATAGGTTATATAACAATAAAACCCATACCTTTCCTATGTTCATTCACGGGAATGGCAAGACTGACATGAGTAAATTTTACTTATTATGATGGAATGGATAGTTAAAGAATATACCGACAAGGTCAATGCGGACCAAGAATTTAAAGCATATAGGGATTGGATAGAGGCAAACGCATTCGGATTCGGTGAAAGATGCTTTCTGTGGATGTGGAACGATATAATCAAAAGGATGCCTGAAGATTTCACCTTTATGGAAATAGGAGTCTTCAGAGGGCAGATACTTGGACTTGTCAAGTTACTTGCAGACAGACACGGCAAAAAGGTTAAGCGAATCGGAATCACACCTCTTGATACCTCAGATGGGCATTGGGAATCAGACTACGAAGCAGACATAAAGAAACTGCATGACACATTTAAGATTGCGGATGATTACGAACTAATCACGCTTGATTCAACTAATCCCGTTGCGGTACTCCTTGCATCACAGAATCCTCCCGATGTACTCTACATAGATGGAGGACATACTTATGAGGTAGTAATGGCAGACCTCAAGAACTATCTCCCAATCCTAAAGGTAGGCGGTACACTGGTAATTGATGACTGCAATAATGCAATTCCAATGCCTTGGGGTTACTTCGCAGGGATTCAATCGGTATCTAATGCAGTAGACCAATTCCTACCAAGAGAAGGGCAGACAGAACAATGGAAGCATGAGTTAAACTTGGTGCATAATCGTGTACTAACTAAATTGAAGTAAAATGGAAAAGAAAAAGAATAAGGTTGGAAGACCTAAAGCAATAGAATCACCTGAAGTGATGTATGAACTATTCCAAGAGTATTGCGAACATACCAAAGCAAATCCCATAAAGGTTAAGGATTGGGTAGGAGGAATGGCGAAACCTGTTGTAAGGGAAAAAGAGATTCCATACACCCTTGAGGGGTTTGAGATATATTGTTTTAAACAAGGGATTATATCGGATTTGGCAAGATACTTCTCTAATTTGGATGGAGCATACGAGGATTTTCGTCCCATCTGCTCTTCTATAAAGCGAATAATCAGAGATGACCAAATAAAAGGGGGCATGGCAGGTATATTCAATGCCTCCATCACGCAAAGGTTGAACAACTTGGTAGAGAAGACTGAGAACAAACATGAGGTAAGTGAAATAAAAATCACCCGTGACCGTTAACGTAAAACTCCATAATCCACACGATGCTCAAAGGAAGGTCATAGATTGCGATAAAAGGTTTATTGTGATGATGGCAGGGCGAAGGTTTGGTAAGTCTTTAATCAGTCAGACAATTGCCTTAGAAAGCGGAATTGAGGGTAAGAAGGTAGCATACATCACACCAACCTACCAACTCGGTAAGATATTCTTCCAAGAGTTACTTGAGATGCTACCCATTGAAATCTACAAGAAGAATGAAGCAGACCTTGTCATCACCTTCATAACTGGTGGGACAATAAGATTCTTCACGGGTGAGAGGTTGGATAATCTCCGAGGGTTGAAGTTTCATCTTTGCATAATTGATGAGGCAAGTTTTATCTCTGATCTTGAAGGCGGTTGGTTGAATAGTATCAGACCTACCTTGACAGACTACAAGGGTAAGGCATTGTTTCTATCTACTCCAAAGGGGAAAAACTACTTTTACTCATTGTTTATGAAAGGAAACGGAGGTGAGGAAGATTGGCAGAGTTTCAAGTTTAGTACCTATGACAATCCATACATAGATAAGTCAGAGGTTGATAGTGCAAGGATGCAACTGCCTGAAGTAGTCTTTGAGCAAGAGTACATGGCAAACCCTGCGGAGAATGCTGCCAATCCATTTGGGTCTGCTTACATAAGGCAGTGCATCTTCCCGATGTCTACCAATCCTGTTGCTTGTTATGGGATAGACCTTGCCAAAGCAGTTGACTACACAGTTGTAGTCGGCTTAGATAAGAATGGTTCTGTATGTCATTTTGAGAGGTTCCAAAGGGATTGGAGGCAAACTAAAGAATATATCATCAATCTACCCAAAGCACCAATCTTGATGGATTCTACGGGGGTAGGTGACCCAATCTTTGAGGATATGCAAAGGGAGGGTCTTGATGTTCAAGGGTATAAGTTTAGCAGTACAAGTAAACAGATGCTTATGGAGGGTCTTGCCTCCGCTATTCATCAAAGGAAGATCACATTCCCTCCAGGTCCTATCGTGGATGAACTTGAGATATTTGAGTATCAGTACACCTCCTTTGGAGTAAAGTACTCCGCACCTCAAGGTTTTACGGATGATGCAGTCTGTTCACTCGCACTTGCATGGATGCACCTTCAGAAGAATGTGGGGAGTGGGAGGTATAGTTTTGCCTAAAAATATTTTCCTAAAAAAGTTAGTTATCTAAAATATTTAGTATTTTTGCTTTGTCAATCCGATTAGATAATTGCGGTATCCATTCGGGTTTGATTTTAGCAAACCTGCTACAATTAGACCCACCTGCCGCAATCAGTGTGGGTTCTTTTTTTTACCCTAACTTTGGATGACCTGCAAGTAATCGCCTACCTCTCAAAGTTCTGAATTCAAGGAGTTTAAATCTGTTAAATGAAAAGAAGGATGTAACTTTTTCCCTTTTCAGCCGACTAACCCGATTGCCTATGTGACGGAGTAGATGGTCAGTAGTTGTTTCCTATTGGGGGTAGGGGGCAACTTCTGTTCTGACCAACTCCCCTCATAACCTTGTTCGGGAGTAGATTAATAATATTTAAATAAACAATATAGTCAGGTGGCGGAAGGAGGGTGGTGTCCATCCTCGTGGTAGACGCAGTAAGTCGACAAGGTATAAACCGCTTGTTTATATCATGCCGCAAAAGAATCATGTTTTTGAACATGAATGCAGGTTCGAATCCTGCCCTGACTACAATTACACTTACTCACATTTAAACTATTTAACATTATGAATTGGTCCAACGTTACAGTCTTCCAATGGCAGCAGATTAATGAACTTTATGCAAACAGCAAGGACTTGACTGACCTTGACATATCTGTAAAGGTTGCCTCAATACTGACCAACCAAACCGAGAATCAAATAGATTCACTACCAGTTAAGGAACTTGGACCATTACTTCAGTCCATTGCTTTTATCAATGAGGAGATTAAACCTGAAGCGGTAAAGGTGCTAAAGATTAACGGCAAGAGGTACAAGTGCGTTTATGATGTGCGGAATATCCCTGCATCAAGGTACATTGAATCAAAGCACTTTAGTAACGATGTAATGGGTAATCTGCATAAAATCATGGCGTGTATGGTGATTCCACAGAAGAAGGTCTTCTTGGGATGGGTAGATGATAAATACGATGCAAGTAATCATAGCGACTATGCTCAAGATATGCTTGAAGCACCGATTCAATCCGTTCTTGGTTCGGTGGTTTTTTTTTATCAAGTATTCAGGCTTTGGACAAAGAATTCAAAGGACTATATGGTCCGTCAGATGATGGAGCAGGGAGTGGAGAAGATGAAAGCGGAAGAAGTGCATCAGGTTTTATGCACAGTTATGGATGGATTTACCAAACCAAACTGGTTGCCGAATTTGAAGGAATCACACTTGACCAAGCATTTAACTTACCTGTCATAAACTTTCTCAATGACCTTGCCTACCTCAAAGCGAAGATGGAACATGATAACGAACTAATAAGAAAGAGTTATGGCAAAAATTGATACTGAGGTAGTTATAAATGATGCTATAATCGCATCCCAAGCAGCGAACAAAGAAGACTACCAAAAGTTAGGGCAGTTGCCATTCGTTGAAAGGACCATCATAAGATTTGCTTCTATATTCATCAAAAGGGTTCAGGACAATCTAATCAAGGCAAATAGGGTAGATACTGGAACTCTAAGCACAGACATAACAGAAGGGCAATTAATTAAGCAAGGTTCATCCTATTCTCTTGACATTGGTTACCCTGCATCATCAGCAGGTGCAAAGTATTATGACTTTGTCAATAAGGGTGTTAAAGGGTTTAAATCGGGTCAACCTAACTCACCCTATCGGTTCAGGTCCGCTTACCCATCCATTAATGGTCCAATGGTTAATGCCATTCAGAAATGGGTCAAGAGGAACGCATTATCCTCAAGAAGGGAAGACCAAAGGTTTAATCTTAGCGGTTTACAGAAAAAGAGGAAGTCAGTTGCACAATTAAACACAGGTCGCACTACTGCCTATCTCATAGCAAGGAAGATAAAGCAAAGGGGATTACCGAAGACAGGGTTCTTTGATAATGCAGTGGATGAGGTATTTAATCAGCAGTTCTACGATAAAATGGGTAAGGCAATCGGTGCAGACTTAATAGTGTACATAAAACAAGCGAATACGCTAATTAATGAAGAGAAGAACTAATTATGGCAATAACAGTTAATAGCATCCCCGAGCAATACGCATCCCTTCACGATGAACTTTGGTTCGTGGTGGATTCAACCAATAAGTCATCAACAAACTTCAAGTATGTCTTTGATGTTTACGTTGATGCGGTCTTGGTGGCAAGGATTAAGCAGTTCCCTGATGTGACCAGTACAAAGGGTATATTCAATGCAGGAAACATTATGAGGAACTATGCTTCTTCATACTTTACTCCCAATACTGCTACAACCTTATTCAGTGGGTCAAGTGATAATATTTATAAACAATATACCATAAAATACGGAGAAGAATATGGTGGAACTACTTACACGAATCTTCTTGAGCAAACCTATGTAGCGTTTAATTTCTACTACCCTGACTTTTATAATCCTGCACAATCTCCGACATATTTCAAGTCATACATTAACGAATGGTTGACCAATAGAGACTTGAGCAATGTGGAATGTGCTTTTACGGATAAGTTGCACATTGGGTATATGTACGCATCAGGAGTAACTACAAATGTGTATCCTTCAGTACAATTATATAACGAGAATGGTACTACAAACGGAAGTGCAGTAACAACCGCAACTGATCCTCAAGAATCATTCAGTCTACTTGACATATCACCAACTGCCATTAATTCGTGGTATGGGTCAACAGTAATCCCACAATCTGCGTACTCATACGGCATTAAATTGCACAATGGCACAGGATTCGGAGATGAAGTAAGGGTTAAACTTGTTTGCAATCCTAACTACTCACCAATCGCATTGCACTTCTTAAATCAGTTAGGAGGTTATGATACCATGCATTTCAGATTGGTAAACAAGGAAGCAAGGACCGTGGAATCAAAGCAATACGAAGGCAGTAAGTTTAGGTACAACGCTTCTGCAACTGCAATGCGGTCCTATGATGATTATAACAGAATCAACCCTGGTGCAACTAAGTATGTGGTTGAGCATACCACTATGTACAAACTGCGAAGTAATTACTTAAACGTGACTGATTACAATTGGTTGAGGGAGTTAATCCAATCACCCGAGGTCTACTTTGAGCAAGGTGGGTACTACTATCCTATTGTCACTATGACAAGCAATTGGGAAGAGAAAAAGAGGATTGCAGACAAGATGTTCAACCTTGAACTTGACGTGCAGATTGCAAATAAAACATATAGTCAATTCCGATGAGGACTGAGATATACATAGATAATTACAGACTTGATTTAACAAAGAACATCTCCGCAGAGTTTACCTATGCGATTGATGAGATACAAGACTTTGCAACAAGAAACACCTCATTTAGCAAAACTATAGTACTACCAGGAAATGATACAAACAATAAACTATTCGGTAATATATTTGAGTTCGGGAATGCCAATCTATACAATGGAGCAATCCCAAATGTGGGTTACAACTTCAATGCTACAAAGTCAGTTCCTTGTATTATCTTGGTAGACAAGATTCAGATATTTAAGGGAGTTCTTAGGATGCTTGAAATCATCATAGATGATAGAAGCATTGAGTACGAAGTCTGTGTGTTCGGTGAGTTGGGTGGTTTTATCAACGCACTTGGTAACAAGAAACTTGAAGACATTGACTTTGGGATTGCTGATACTAATTGGACATACACCAACATTCAGAATAGTTGGGATAACATTAGCGGAACAGGGGTTTATTTTCCTTTGATTGACTATGGTGTTGAATCAACTAACAAGGTAGACTTTTCTTTTGATGCCTTCAGACCTGCTCTTTATGTAAAGCAATACCTTACCAAAATACTTGACGGGTCAAGTTATACCTATGACTTTCCTTTGCTTAGTACGGCATTAATGAACAGATTGGTCATACCTCACAATCAGAAGACATTAACAAGAAAGGACACAACACAATTTATTGCAACACCTAACAATGCAAACTATCCAATAGCATCAAAGGTTGCGTTCACTGCTTCTCAACTTGGTCCATTCCTTGTTAATTTCGCAAATAATACTTTCACTTACAATAGTGCAACCACTACCACAATCAATTTCCAAGTAGTTATAAGCGGTGCAATCATTGATGCAAACACTACCTACTTTGATATCGCACTTAGAAAAAACGGAGTAAACATATCATCACAAGGATTTACTCCGAATACTTTTGACTACATATTTACTGCTGATTTATCTGTTGACAATATCACTGTAAACAACACAGACTACTTTGATATTTTTGTGACATCAGATGCAGGTAGTGGGTTTGGTTATGACATTACGGGAGATACAATCTTGGTAGGTACAGAAATAATCCAAGAGGTTGCGGTTGCTTATGGTGACCCGATTGTCATAAATGATACAATACCAAGAGGAATCTTTCAAAAAGATTTCTTTGCATCAATTGTCAAGATGTTCAACCTTTATGTCTATGAGGACAAGTTGGTTGAGAAGAAACTGATTATAAAACCTTTCATAGACTTTTATGATGGCAGTCAGGTTGATTGGACCGATAAGGTGGACCGAAGTAGTGTAATGAGGTTGAAACCGATGTCAGAGTTTACTGCACGTTATTACGATTATAAGTACAAGCAAGACAATGATTTCTATGCGGAGAACTATCGCAAGAAGTTCAATGAAGGTTATGGTGATTACATTTATGATAGTGAGAATGAGTTTGTAAAGGAAGTTGATGCGACAGAGTTGGTCTTTGCAGGTACTGTGCTTTACAGAAAAACGGGAACAGATAAGATATATTCTGCCATTTATAAACTATCCAACGAGAACACCAAAGAGGATAAGATGGATTCTGTCATCAGGATTCTTCAAGCAAAGAAGATTACTGGTGTAACTACTTGGAGCATTCGCAATGGTGTTGGTGGTAGCGTGATAGCATCTTATAGTGATTATGGTTATGCAGGACATTTAGATGACCCGTATAATCCTCAAGCGGATATCAATTGGGGTGTAACTAAAGAGGTATATTATAATCCAACATCTGTTACTGCTGCCAATCTTTTTAATGGGTATTGGTCCGAGTACATTGCAGAGATAACGGATAAAGATAGTAAGTTACTAACCTGCTCATTGAAATTGAATGAGATTGACATTTACAACCTCGATTTTAGCAAACTGATTTATATTGATGGTTCACTTTGGCGGTTGAATAAGGTCTTGGACTACAATCCTATGGACTTTAACGTGACAAAGGTTGAACTTCTTAAAGTAATTGAATTAACATACGTTTAATATGGCAGAAGAAATAATTGGTGTCAAGGTACAAGTTGACGCAAGTGATGTAGGCAAGTCGGTTGGTTC